GAAATAATTCTTACCATAAATCCAGATTCCCATCCTTCTGGTAAAGATATATTTAGTTCATCAGGATTATCGCACTCAGAATAGAACAATTTACCACCATCAGCAATTTGTTCAATAGGATTCTTTAATTGTGCTGCCCAATACTCTCCTTGCTTTGTTTTTGAACAAATCAAAACCTCATTTGCGTTAAAAAATACTTTTGCACCATGTCCTTTATATCCATGCTTAGTTTTTGAATTTGGAATAAAGTCATCAGTCACTTTAGTAGAATTTGCTACATCAAAAAAATTAGCAATATTTTTTTTTGACAGTCCTCTTCCATTATCAATTATTTCTATGATTAACGAACTATCACCGCCTAATTTTTGTTTTTCATAAACATTCACATAAATCTCTGATGCGCATTCATCAAACGAATTTTGTATCCCCTCTCTAAATATTTCCAACGGATCTCCAAAGTCTGTAATAATTTGATATAATTCGTATCCTTCCTTTACATGTACCTGTCCCATAGTTTTCTCCTTTGCATTCAATTTTTTTCTAATATACACCCAAGTTTTATTAATAATTATCCAAAGCTATCATGCAAGTATTATAACATATACGATGTCTTTAACAACAAAAAAACGCCCCAGCTAAGCCGAAGCGTCATCTTTCTTCTATATTAAATTGCCTTGAACATCTTCTGTGACATCGGTTTCTCATTCTTCTTTTCAACCTCTGCCTGTGTCTTCCGGAACTCCTCCATCCGTTTCAGTTCTTCCTCAGCATCATCAAATCCAATATGCGTGTACACATTCATTGTTACGCTGATGTCCGAATGTCCCATGAGGTACTGTAACGTCTTAGGATTCATTCCCGATTTTGCCATATTGGAGCAATAGGTATGTCGGCACACATGAGGTGTGATATTCGGCATCTGCACCCGGTAAATATCATTGTACCTACCTACCATGTGATTGAATCGGTGCTGCCAGTGCATTGCCACCAGAGGCATATCATTTTCATCGTAGAAAAGGAATCCACTATATCCATCAATCACCTTCTCGACTTTTGGTGGTACTCTATCCTCAATGATAGCCTGAAACATCTTTGCCACATCCTCCGTGATGGGAATTTTTCTTGTTCCGGCATCCGTTTTTGTAGTTTCTATGATATACCTCATATCTGATGTTCTTTGCAGCTGATGGTCGATATTAACAATTCGCTTTTCCAAATCAATGTCTTTCAGTGTCAGACCACAAAATTCCGATATTCGCATTCCTGTGTGAAAGAGGATGTAGACCACTTCATAATATTTGCAGTATACCACATCGTCATGGACAAACTTTAGGAACTTTCGCATCTGGTCTTTGGAAATTGCTTCTCTCGTAACCGAATCGTTTACCAACAACCCGGCAAGCTGAAATCCGAATGGATTTTTCACTATGATATCGTCATCCACCGCCATCTGAAAGGCAGGTCTAAGCACTCCCCGGATTGTGTGGATGGAACTGTAGCTTTTCTTATCTTCTTGTTGTAGCTTGATAAGAAACAGTTTTGCATCCGATGTTTTCACACTTCGAATTGTCTTCTTTCCGAAAGGCTCTTTGGCAAGAACTCTCTGCACTGTGACATATCCTTGCTTGGTACTCTGTCGGACTCCTGTCTTGGTTTTTAAGTATCGGTCTACAAGTTCACATACCGTCATTTGACCATCTGCCATATTGGGGAGTGTTTCTATTTCAGAATTAACCTGTTTCTCAAGTTCTCGGAGTGACAAGCATGGCTTTTTTCCCTTTGGCAATTTGTCTGTTGGCTCTAACTTCCAACTGTAAACAAAATGCGGTTTGCCATCGATATGATATTTATATTGGTATTTTCCATCTGCTCTGACGCTCTCTCCCGGACGAAGAACTCTTCGTTTGGAATCACGCCTTGTCTTCCCTCTTCCTGCTTTCGCCATTATACCTGCCTCCTTAACTCTGGATGGTGCAATAAATACTTTTCAAAAACTACACGGATAATCAGCTTGCGTTCTCCGTAGTATGCCAAGAAATCTTCTCCATCCGTATTTTTCAACAAATCATAGAACTTTCTTCGGCTCAAGACGAAATATTCAATCGCCTCCGAAGGGTTCAAAATATCCTTTTCTGCTAAATTAGGCTTTGCCATAACATTACGTTCCTTTCTGCCAAAAGTGGCTGTTTTCAAGGTTTTATTGGGTTCATCGTATATTCACTCTACACCCCTGAAATAGCAACTACTTTCAGCAGATAAAAGGAACTATATTTCCGAAGAATTAAGGATGAATTCTTCGAACTTTGTTTTTACAATTAGGTATCTATTTCCGCTATACACTGAAAACACACCAAGGTTATCCTCTGCAAGCCTACGCAGCTTTTTTGTACCTATATTGTAGTAAGGTGCTGCCTCTTTGATAGTGAGCATAAACTTCTCACCAACAGGCAACGCACTATCATTTTTCTCTGTTTCAACCATATGCATTATGCTCACCTCCCTGCCGGAACGGATATCTCCGCCCCGACTAATGATATTTGTATTGGTTATGAAATCTGCATAACCTTGATTGCTTCTCTGTTCACAAGTTTGCCGTCAATATACTCCATCCCAAGGTAGCCCGTCTGGTCATAAAGTTCGAACTTCTCCTTAAGCGCTCTGACAGCCAAAGGTCTGCGATTAAGAATCCAGTAGTAACTAAAATCACCAAAAGCAATAACTTTCTTGCCTGTTGCAATGCTAGGCATAAACTCTGAAATGTACACAGGCTTACCGAGAATGGTATCCATATCCTCCTGCCATAAATAATTGCCGTCCTTATCTTTAAGCTTACGGAGAGCAAGTGCTGTCTCGTCATTCATAAGCCATACTCCATGCTTACGATGTTTTGCCTTTACTGACATATAAAGATTAATAACATCATCGAAAGTAACGTCAGTTGTGGCAACTCCTGTCTCAGCACCCAATGTGTCATTCAAAATACCCACAGGCTGACCTACTCCCGTTCCATTAATGAAGAGATTTTCTTCTGCTCTGCCAAAGACCTTTGCAAATCGTTTTGGAAGGTGTTTCTTGATATCAAACGCATTATCAGTAACAAATGCATTCGCTACTTTTACGAGTGACACCACCTTATGAGCCTCTGTCTTAATTCTTGTAAAATCATCTGCTAGATCCGATACATTAATAGATTCTCCTTCCGGCACACATGCGGTCACATCGTCTGACGCATACGCAAGCACGGTATTGTTGGATGAAGATACATTGATACTTGTTGCAAACTGACGGAAGATACTATCCTTTTCAAGTTCAGCCATATACTTACGATTACTATCGTAAGGAAGAGTAAACATATCTGTTGCCGTTCTGCCACCCTTAAGTTTCTCAAAGTCTGCTGGCTTACCCCTCATTGCCTTGTTCCAATATTCTGTAGCATAATCCTTGCCACTGATTGTGATTTCATCAATCCCCATTTCTGTTCCCTCCTGTAAAAAATTGTTGTTTGAAATTGATTCTGTAACCATAGTTAAAATCTCCTTTCTCTACTCTTGAGCAACAATTCCATTGCATCCTCGTAGGGTGTTGCTCCTTCAAAATTTACTGTGCAATTAGCCTTTACAATCTCATAAATTAAAGACCATTGCTGTGTTGCCTGTTTCATGTAACTCTGGCTCATACTGACATACGGAGATGTGATAGCCTGTCCTGTTGTAGGGTGTTTTGCCAAAAAACCATACTCCGAAATTGCCTCTTCACACTGAATCCAACGTGCAAAACTCATCGCATATTCCTCCACAATTGCAGGTACGAATAAGTGGTCACACTTGCATTCAATAAGCCATCCCCAGGTATTGTTATAGATTTCCTCGGCATATAATGGCTTGCCGTTTTTTTGTTTTGCTTTGATGTAATCATTTGGCTTTGGAATATCTATACCTTCATATGTAGAAGGTGCAGGTATAACCTTTATTGGTTTATATCTGGAATTACCATCAGCTAACTTTTCCGATAATGCTTTTCTTGGTCTACCACCTGTTCCCGGCATAGGTCCTCTTTTTCCCATTATTTTTCCTTTCCGGGGTTAATACCCCTAAAACTTTTGTAAGTTATTCACACGAAGGGGTGGCACCGTTGCCCTGCCATAAATCCCACAGAGATTATGACCGCCCCTTGGGTCACCCTATCGTGCTAAACTGTGATGTTGTTGCTTGGTTTTGTCTTCAAACCTCTTGCATTGCAGAATGAGGTAAGGTCTTCCACATCCATAAGGTCCAGTGATGTGTGTCCGCCACTCATATGGAAGTGTGGCTCTTTGGTAAACTCCAACTTGATATCGTCCGGTGTGTAAAGCACAATCTTGTTGTGAAGTTTGAAGTGTTTCTCAAAATAATCCTGTGTAAACATTTGCATATCCTCCTAATTCTCTGTTTTCTCTGCGTATCCTTTACTGATACAGTAGCCGATTGCCTCGGCACGGGTTTTGTAGTACATCTCCTGTGAACCATCAATCACATAGTAATGAGGTGGTTCTGCCGACTTGCTCATGAATACTCCGACAAGGTTGTTATCCGGTTTCATATACACACGGATGCACTTGTACTTCTCTGTGTCACAATCGCCGGGTAGTAAATGTAACTTCTCGGCACTTCCCCAAATCTTGACCATAAGGCATTCCTCCCTTCTTGCTTTTTCACAATCGGGGCATTTTGTGGCTAGTCCATATGGTGTTTTTTATAATATTTTTTCCTATA